CCCACATATCCACTTCAACGTAAGAGGACTCCCCGTGAACGTCCGAGGGTTCGCTGTAGTCCAGCGTCCCGGAAAGATCGGACTCCGGAATAACCCGGGCGTGAATCCGGAGGTTTTCGGTGTTGGTAAAGGACATTTCTCCGAGGGAGACAGCCGTCTCCTCGTCGCCCGCGGTTCGTTTGAACACTCCGAGAACGTACCACTCCCGCGTAGGCCCACCCGACTCTTTGAGTTCGACGGTCGTCCCGGTCCCGTCCATGGGGACGGTCATGGTCGGGCTTTGGTGAACAGTATCCTCCCGCCCTGCCATTATCTTTCCGCCGTAGGAGAATTGTCTCCCTCCGGTCGGGAGGCGGAGTCCGCCGGATTCGGGCGCGGACCCGTTGTTATTTACCTCGAACTTCCACGGTTCGTTAGGCCGCGTAATCAGCGGTTCTCCCACGGGTTTGAGGATACACAGCGGGAACACCCGTTCCCTCCATGACCCGGCTATGTCCCCGACTCCGACGAGGAACGGAATAGTGACGGTCGGGCCGTACCACCCAATACGGAACCCGGAGACATACCCCTTCGACCGGTCGTAGTCTATCCCGGACGGTCCGTCTCCGTCCATGGCGTCCAGCCCGTAGACCCGCAAAACTGTGTTCCCGGACCCGTCGGTTTTCTCCGTGACGTTCCCCGGGTTGAGATCTCCCGCCGCCCGGGATACGACTTTCTCCCCGGACCGTTCGTTTCCCGTTCGGATTTGTAGGTCGTCCGCGGTGTCCCGATAAAAGATATGGGAGTCCCCGTCCGCCCGCCCGTAGCCCCACTCGTAGTATTGGTCCCCGGTCGGGTCCGCCGCTGTCGTGAACCCGCCCGCTACGCGGACCTGTGTCCCCGACCGGTAGATCCCTAACGGGGCCGTTTCGAGGACCGCCCGCGAGGACGCCTGTGTTCCGTCCGTTTCGAGAACGTTTAGCCCGGACTGTAGGGAGACGGTCCCGCCGGAGATCTCGTCCCACCGGTCCGTAGTATTGAAGTTCTGTAGATCCGTGAACGGGTCGCCCGGCGTGAGGTTCCACAGTCCGGTTAAGTTCTCGACCGCTATCGCCCCGTTCAAGTCCGCGACGCCGCGGAGGGCGTCCTCTTGTTCGAGGCGGTCCTGTAGTCCCATTATGCCGCCCCCGTCTCCGCGGGGAGGACCCTACGGAACGTGTGTCTCTCGTTCGGGTGGACGACGTGTTCCCGGTAAGAGAGGTTCGGGAACTCCTCGTTTGCTATCTCCCGTTCGAGACGCTTCAATTCCGGCATGGGGAGAGGGTTCCCGCCGCGGTCGGGGTCCGTCTCGCCTTTCAACCGTTCGCATGCGTCGGTTTCCCGGGAGTCGTCCGGACCCACCCACTTGAACCGAAGGGTCGCCGCGTCGTCCCTCTCCTCATAGCCTTTCTCGCGGGCTGTGTTCAGCGTCGAGGAGGTTTCCGTCCGGGCGATAGTCTCCGCCTCGCCCTCGGACAGGTTCGGGAACTCCTCGTTGAGGTCGTCGGTGATATCCCCGAGAGTCCAGCCGTCCTCGTCGAGGAGGTTATCCTCTAAAATCTCCGTAATGTCGTCCGCGACCTGTTCGACCCGTTCGCCCGCCGACTCTATGGCGTCGAAAACCGCCCCGTCGTCCAGCGCCTCGCGGATCTTTTCGAGAACGTAGTCCGGAACGTCCGACGACGAGAACGCCCGTTTCTGGATAGCGTCCACGGACTCCGGGACTATCTGTTCCTCGAACGAACGAAACAGGATCTCGTTTAACTTTTCGACCTCCTCTTTCGACAGCGGGGAGGGCGTGGACTCCCCACCCTCCCTATCCGCGTTTTTTGTATCACTCTCCCCTTTCGAGGAGGGGTCTATATACGATAGGTGAATCTCCTCATGTGCGGAGAGAATGTCACGGACGACGCCTCCCGGGAGTCCGTGGACCGCTATAAGGGAGTCGTGGGGGTCCGGGAGTCCGTCCTCCGGGTAGGCGCGTTCCCGCCCGTTCCGCTGTGCTTTCAGGTCTACAATTTTTTCCGCCCCCCGGTCGAGGAGGGCGTTCATAAAGTCCCCCCACGTTTTGTTATCCCCGGAGTGTGCTATCCCTCCCACGGGGAACCCGAGAACCGTAACGTCGTCCTTTTCGAGGGCGTCGGGGCGTTCGACGGATCCGAACAGTCCGCCGCCGCCTCCGCCGCCTCCGACGTTCCCCGCCTCCATGTCGCCGTTCTCTATCACCGCCTCGCCGTCTCTCCATGCCACGTCTAACCCCGCGTCCGCCGCCTCTTTCCCCGCGGTGATAGCCTCCTGCTGTGCTTTCGCCCGCGTCTCCCGTTCCTCGACAGTCGTCTCTTTCTCGAACTCGAAAACGAGAGTCGTGTCTCCGTCCACGTCCAGCGCCCGGAGGAGATCCGGGACGAGTCCGAGGGTAAGCGCCTCCTCAACCCGTGTCGTGAGGACCTTGAAACCCCGCTGTTTGTATGCCGCCTGTTGACTCTCGTCCGTCGCCCGGTTCACGTTCTCAAAGTCGAACCCGGCGTAACTCGGATTCACTTTGTAGACGCCCCCGAGTTCCGTTACCTTAGTCGTGTAGCGGTCGAGGAGTTGAAGTTCCTGATAGTTCGGTGTGAGGGCCTGATAGTCCACCGGGAAATTCGCGTAGCCTAACCGGTGTCTCTCGCCCTCGTTCAGCCGCATGTCGTCTTTGAAGTTCTCCCAATCCGCGGAGTCTACAGGAACCTCCGCGTCCAGCGGGCGGGAAATGACGCCCGGGGGCATGCCCTGTATGAGGTCGAGGAGTTCCTTTTCGGCTATCTCCTCTAAGACCTCTATCGTTTCCCGACCTTTCTCAACGGGACCCTCTCCGTAGACGTGGTTCCCGCGCCGCGCCCATGAGATCCAAAGTACCTCGTCGAGAACGAGGTCCGTCCCGTCGAACTCTTGTCCGCGTTCGGTCGTCGTTCCGGTAAACTGGACGTAGCCCGCGGGGAACCCGCCCTCGTCCAGTTTCTTGAACATGGTCGCGGAGTCTACGTGGACCGCCTCCGCGACCGGGTTCGTCGGGTCGCCGCCGGGGTAGTGCTTTACGATAGTCGCGTCTCCGAGACGGAGAAGGGTCCGGGCTGTCTCCTCTAAGAACTCGGAGAACGTCGAGTCGGGGACGAGGTTCCGGAGTTTCCGTTCCGCCTCCGCTATCGTTTCGTCGGCTACGTCCGCGTCGTCGTCCCGGGCGCGGAGACGCCAATTAGCGGACGCGAGGTCCTGCGCGAGGGTGTCCGTGTAGGTTTGGGGGATAGTTGAGGAGGCGAGATCTCGGAGGAGAACGGGGTCGTAGGGCTTTTTCGCTACGGAGTCCGTGTCCTCAACGGTTTCGCGTAGCGCCTCCGGGAGTTGGGCGCGACGCCGGGCGTCTTGTTTCTGGACGTAGCCGGGGCTGTCCTCAACCTGTTGTAGCCCCCGCGTGAGGGCTTTCTGTGCCCATACCGGCATGTCGCCGTTGAGATCCCCGGGCGGACGGGTGGACTTTTCCACCGGATCCGCGCCGTCGGACGCCGGGACGCCCGCGACGCCCGACATTAGATTATCAAAAGCGCCCATGATAGTGTAGTCTTAACGCCTACCTGTCGGGGACCGGTCTTTAAGGTTCACTACGCGAGGCGAAACCGTGGGCGTCCAGTAGTCCAGAACTACTCCCACTCCGCTACCCTCGCCGCGGGATCCTCGTCGCCCTCACAGCCACAGTAGCCGAATAGGTGAGTCGCCGCGACCTCCGGGCGGAGACGCATAGCGGTAGCCGCCCCCCCGACAGACACTTTCCCGTTTCGCGTGTAGGTCCGCCGGAGTCGGTCACACTCCCACGTCCGGACCATGGAGAGAGAGACTGTCCGCGGGTCCGACGGGTGGGAACAGCGCCCGAAAATGTGTCTCGTTACGGTATTGTCCGACCGATAGAACGTGTCCGATATCTCCGAGACAGCGTTCCCCTCGGAGTAGTGGGCGCGGAACTCGGAACACTCCTCGACGCCTATCTGTGGGGAGGCTGTCGCCGGGACGCCGTGGGAGTGGTCACACTCCCCGTAGACGTGTCTCATTACCTCGGACGTATGGGTTTGCGGGTAGTCCTCCATGACCTCGCGGACCGTCTCCGCCGCCCGCATGCGTCGCCGCATGGTCCGACAGGTTTCCGCGGGCGGACCTGAACTCCGCCCGCCGTTCGCCGTCGCGTTCTCGCCGCGGGGACCGGTCGCGTCGTCGGGGACGAGGATAGAGGGGGACCTCTCGTCCTCGTCCAGCCGGGCGAACTCTCGGATCCGGTCGAGGTCGTCCTCCGTTAGTCCGTGGGACTCCTCCGCGGGTTCGTCCGCGTCGTCGTCCGGGGAAGGGTCCCCGGACATGGTTCAGTCCTCGGAGGAGAGGATAAGTTCGTCTACGTCGAGTTCCGGGACTCCCTCCCGGCATGCTGGACAGCGCCGTTCTACCGGGTCGAGGTCGTCGAGGAGGGTTAGTTTATGACAGCCCCGACAGGGGGAGACGCGAGGGTGTTCCGAGAGGTTCGAGGCGTCCGGGGCGACGAGGACCCGCCGGAGTAGGTCCTCCCGCGTCGGGGACGCGAGGGAGATCCCTTTCTCCGAGGCGTAGGACCGGAGTTCGTTGTAGTCCATGTCGAGAACGTCCTCGTCCGCCTCCCCGAACCGTAGGACCTCCCGGGCGTGGTCCTCACATACGTAGAACCGATAGCCGCGTTCCCGGTTGAACCACGTCGCCGCCTCCGACTTACAGCGGTCGAGAACCGCGTCCGGTGTCTCCGGGTCCGGGATTTTCCTGTGACAATTCGAGTCTACGTCCTCGTCGTCGGGGAACGAGAGGTCCATTAGGCTACCCTCCGGCGGGACCGTATCCTTTTCCACGCCATGAGGAACGTCGCCGGGAGGAGGGCGAGGGAGATAACCCCGAGTCCGGCGAACATAATCCGAGGGCTGTTCTGGACGACCGCGACGACCGCGAGGAGGTTCCCGAATAGGACCCCGGCGAGGGTGATTTTCTGTAGCGGTCCGAGGAGTGACATACAGAACCATAGCGGTAATGGAGGCTTAAAACTATCCAGCGGAGGGGACTTTCGACCGTAGGAGAACCCTAAACCGGTGAGGCTAACGAGGTTTTAAGGGCCGTTCTGTCGTACAAACGACCGCATAGCGCGGGTCCTCCTACACTCACCCGCCTTAGAAAAACGCCCGTGAGTGGCGACGCTGGACTACCCCTCGTCCCGGTTCTCCGGGAGTTGGTAGGCGTCCGCGAGACGCGCCCCGCCCCGGATAACGGACGCGATTAGGTTCCCTCCGACCGCCTTGATTACCATGAACGCCGTGAACGCGACGAGGAGGAGTCCGACGCCCCCGACGACGTACTCTAAGATCCACCCGACATTAGCCTCCGCTGTGAGGGAGAGGTCTACGTCGAGAACCCCGATATAGAGGAGGGCGGACAGCCCGCCCACTATCAGAACGACGAGTCCGACGAGGTAGGCCCGGGCGAACCACCGCCCACGTTCCGTAGTGTCCGCGTCCGCCTCGGAGATCTCGTCCGCCGCCTCGTCTACTTGTTTCATATCCGGGTCCGTGGACATGTCTCGCGTTCCGGAGTGGGTGTGTAAAAAGGTCCGCTACGGAAACGCTACGACGTTCGCCGCTGTGAACGGTCGTC